ATTTTATTTTATTTTTATTCTGTTTCTTGTGATATTATGTCACCGTATTGTGACGCGGCTTTTGGATTTCTCTCCTTAAAAATTTCATATGCGATTTGATATCTTCCAAGCTCAACTTGACATGGGAAAATTTCAACCTCTAAAGAATCAATTACATTTTGTAATGAATCCATAGTTTGAACTTTAGAAATATCTCCGCCACTAAACACCTCAATTTTTAATTCTTTTTCTTTTAATTTTTGTTCTTGTTTACTGTACATAACAGTTCCCCAGCAAAGAATTAATCCAAGGATAACAATTGTAATTCTCAATGATTTGTCTGACATATTACTCATAATTATAGGTTTTATTTTTAAGAAATGAATGATTCTTGATACGCATTCCAAACATTCAATAAAGTTTTGTCTTCGTACATAATTTGTGGAATGTATGGTTTAGATTTCATGTTCATTTTGGCCTCATCTGGTGTTCTATCTGCTTTTTTACGATTACATTTCATACAAGACGTAACAAGGTTAGTCCATTCATTTGTCCCACCTCTTGATTTGGGTAATACGTGGTCTAAGGTCAACTCTTTTTTTGACCCACAATAAACACACTCATATCCGTCTCTTTTATATATTCGACTTCTGTTTGCCCTTAATGTCCTTGAACGATGTTTGATATATTTCAGTAATCTAATAATAAGTGGACGTACATAAGTATTATATCCTGCAACAATCGGATTTTCGTCTGATTTTACAATTTCTGCCTTTCCTTTATCAACTAACACAAACCCCCTCCAAACACTAGTTGTGTTTAACGGAGTGTAGTCAAAATTTAATACCAATACAGTGCTCATCACTAAAATTTTTTACAAAGATATATTATTTTTATTAAAAACAAAAGGGGTCAATTTAGTCGACCCCTTTATATTATACTACAGATTTAGCAATAGTTTATGGTTCGAGGTTTTCCACGTCTCAAATCGCCCGAGTTCTCATATTTTTGGTTAGTTCCCAAAAGACACGTTATATTTTTGTCTGTCATCATATCTATAAATATCACAAAAAAATTTCCAAAATCAAATTTATTGTTTATCTTTGTATCAAATTGGACTTGTAGCTCAGTTGGTTAGAGCAACACACTCATAATGTGAAGGTCCCTGGTTCGAGCCCAGGCTGGTCCACTAAACTATTAAAAAAAAAATAATTATGCCTGAATTTTGTGTAGAAGAAATCGACATTGACCCGTATGAATTTGTTACGGCCTGTGACCCAAGAGAAATTAAAGAATTAATTGAAGGGTTAGTTGAAGAAAACCATTTACCTAAATCAGTGTTGTCTCAAATACAAACTGATAAAAATGGTAAACCAAAAACATCTATTTTAGAAGATGAATTTTTAGAGAAAATGGATAAGTTATCTCAAAAATTTCATGTTATAAGTAGGGAGGATGAGGACACCTTAGAAACAATTTTTAAAAAATACATTTAAACCAACAATCATGAAAATCAAACAATTATTATTATCGTTCTTTACCTTATCGGTATTCCTTGTGTCTTGTTCTAAAGAAGACATTACTGGCGTCGACTTTGAAAACACTAAAATTGAGCAGTCTAAAACGCTCAACTCAACTTCAAGTACGGACCCTAATTTGAGAGTTACAACAAGTTCAACACCTAATTTGAAGGCGTATGTTTTTATTGAAAAACAAGCTAAAACAACATTAATTGTTAATTACCTTAAAAACTCAGTTCCAAGAAACCCACAATCTACAAGCGTTCCATTTTACTCTTGTTGGACAATGGTAAGTATTCAAAATACCAATTACCGAGATTTAAACAATTATTTAAACATGCCATTTTGGACTAATGGTGTGTTACCACAAGTTATTCAGGCTGACATACCACAAGTAAGTGGTGGAGTTGATGAACACGGTAACCCTAAAATGGCATATAATTTTACAACAGTAAAAATATCTAAAAATACTGTTAATGATAACGCTTGGGTTTTAGTTTTGATTCCTGTCTCGGCAATGAATAATGATACAAAAAGACAAACTAGAATTGGTTATTATGCAAAAAACGGTACAAGAATAGTGTCAAGTGCTAACAATAGTCAAACAGTGTTGAACACAAATACTCAGTTGTCATCATACTTGATTAATTATACAGGAAATGTAATTCCACAGGGTCAATATAGAGTTTATAGTACTTATCCAAACTCATCAATGAGGATTAATTTCAATATGACAAATGATGTTTATTTGAGAGGTTTTAGTAACTAATATTTATTTTTTGGTTTTTAAATATATTTATTGTAATATTGCACTATGAAAACTATGAACACAAATACGAATTTAGACACACCGACAACTCCTAATGGGGATGCGGGCACTATTTGCGTAAGTTCAGAAGCGAGTGGTTGGTAAACAATATTATAGCCAATTATCTAAACCCTGAACTAATACTTCAGGGTTTTTTTATGTACGGGATGTAGCGTAGTCAGGTATCGCGCCACGTTTGGGACGTGGAGGCCGTTGGTTCGAATCCAGCCATCCCGACAAAAGTTTCCTTTGTTGGAAAATTTGATTATAATTTTGCTCTATCGTATAATGGTTATTACGGAGGACTGTTAATCCTTTTATCCTGGTTCGAGCCCAGGTGGAGCAGCTGAGGTGGGTGGAAAATTTCCAATGTTGTGGTATCGTGGATGGAGTAATCCTGAAGCATAAACAGACAAAAAGAAAGAAATGAAGTTAAAAACATTCTTATTGACTGTGTTGTTATTGTTAGGAACAATGACAACAAAAGCACAAGAGAAGCAAGTACAAACAACTTATCAGACACAAGATGATAGGTTGACAAAAGAAGAATTGTACGAGCAGATAATTAAGTTTGGTATAAAATTTCCTGATATTGTGTTCGCACAAGCTGTGTTAGAGTCAGGAGCATTTACATCAAAACTGTTCAAAACGGCAAACAATCTGTTTGGAATGAAAGTTCCGACAAAAAGAGAAACATCTTCGGTGGGTAAAACCCAAAGTGGATATTCAAAATATACAGATTGGAACCTTAGCGTATATGATTACTTTCTATGGCAAGATTATATGTTAAAAAATAAAACCGAATTGACAAAAAATCAGTATCTTGCACTACTCGGAAGGGTATATGCGTCTGATAAGAGATATGTTAGTAGTTTAAAACGAGTAATCGGAGAACACCAACATATTTTAGTTGAATAAAAAGATTGGGGTGAAACTCCCCAAACACGGTCCCGTGGTTGAATGGTTACAATTCCACCCTGTCACGGTGCGAGGTACGGGTTCGAATCCCGTCGGGACCGCAAAGAGGAGTATATGTGTAGTAACCTCAGGTGTGATATCCGCCACTACACTCCATTTTAAGCGGAAGTAGCTCATTTGGTAGAGCACCGTCCTTCCAAGTCGGGGGTGGCCAGTTCGAGCCTGGTCTTCCGCTCCACGGGTGTGTGGGAACCCATGAATATGTGATGAACATATACCCACAAACGCCTCCTTAGCTCAGCAGGTAGAGCAACTGATTTGTAATCAGTAGGTCGTTGGTTCGATTCCGACAGGAGGCTCTAACAGGAGGGGGAATTAGCTCAGTTGGTAGAGCACTTGATTTGCATTCAAGTTGTCGTGGGTTCGATTCCCTCATTCTCCACTAAAACTTTTATTTATGCAATTATTTTGGTCGTATTACGTTGTTTGTTTCATTTACTGCGTAATTATGTCAATTAAAAAATGGAACAGAGATGTTATGTCAGGTGGTCTTGGAATATCTCCAGGTCTTGAGAGTATGTCGTTGATTATTATGTGTTGGATTTTAGCACCTATTGATGTATTTTTAACATGGGTTAGGGTTTACAAAGAAGCTGAGGAAGCAAGAAGAAACAACTCACAAATTAAATAATCATGGCACATCCAAATTTACATGCAAAATCATCCGCCAAAAAGTTTGGAGGAAAACCTGAGGATTACATTCATTTACATGAATGGTTAGATGAAACCAAATCTTGGTTTGGAGATTCTCTTCATAGAATGTTTAGACATCATAGTGAAGGAATTTTTGAAATGGAAAAAAGATTTGGAACTGAGTTCTTAAACTCAGACGGAAAAACAGTTTATACCCGATATGTTGGAGAACAACACGTAAAAGAAGATTGTAATAATTACATACCTTCAGCCAAAGAGTGGATTAGTAACATCTCGTCAAATCAAAGACCCCAATGGATGTTAAAAACCGTGAAATTAGAGTTTGAAGACTGATATTTATTTATATGGAAAAACTTTTAACAACAGAAGAAAAACAATACCTGAGAAGAGTTTGTAATTATTTGAGTTCTCTCGGAATGGAAGTCGGTGAGTTCGAATTCGAGATGGATGATTATGGTGATACACTTAACTATAATAATATAGATTGGAATCAAATGACACATTTCTCCAATAACTGGAGAGCGGACGTTCCGTCAGGGTTGATACCAATACTTCAAAAAATTGCGAAGTATGCATCTGACCAAGAATTATATAGTACTGAAACACCAGATATTGATGCGATGTCATGGCAAAAGTTTGAGATTAGTATTAATTCTGCAAACAAAGACATCTCATTTAACCATTATTGGTCTTGGTATGATAGAGGAGACGCTAGTGGGACTGAATGGTCAGAAGAAGAAGGTCAAGAAATTTTTGAAGAATGGGAAAAAGATGGGGTTCTATCTGATTTAGAAATTCCACAAGATGGAATATTAACTCTAAGATATAATGGTTCGGGAGATTCTGGTTATATTGAAAGTTCATTTGAAGAAAATGGTGATTCAGTTCCGTCAACAATTGAAGATTGGTGTTATAATCAACTTGAAAGTCATTATGGCGGTTGGGAAATTAATGAAGGGTCAGACGGAGAGTTTGTATTTAATTTCAATGACATGACAATTGAATTAAATCACACTTATAATACAGAAGAAAATTCTTATGATACGTTATGGGAAGAAGAGTTTGATACTCAATAAAAGAGGTAATAACTTTATATAATAGGACCCCAAACTAAAAAAAAGTCTGGGGTTTTTTTGATTTATGACTCCATAAAGATTATATTTGTAAGACAATGCCGAGGTGGTGTAATGGTAGCCACGAGGGACTTAAAATCCCTTGGTCAGTAAACGGCCGTGAGGGTTCGAGTCCCTCCCTCGGTACAATGGTTCGGTAGCTCAGTTGGATAGAGCAACTGCCTTCTAAGCAGTAGGTCAATGGTTCGAATCCATTCCGAATCACAATCATTATCGTACCTCAGTGAGATACGGCGCAAGTTACACACTTAAACAACGCGGGAGAGGCGCCTTTCCCGATGTGGCTGAAGCGATAATGACACACCCCGATGGCGGAATGGTAGACGCGCTGGTCTTAGGAACCAGTAACTTCGGTTGTGAGGGTTCGAGTCCCTCTTGGGGTACAAGATTTAAATTATGTACGTAAAAAATCCATTAGTTAAAACAAGTCAAGAAAATCTTTTTCATCTTGCACCTATTCCTGTGTTTATGAAAGTATTCACAGATGACGAACTTCAAGACGAAGTTTATAATTTTGGTTTCAATACTCTAACCGACCAACAAAAATTAATGGGCCAAGAGTTACCAGAACAATACGACGAACAAAGACAATCTACATATCAAGTAAACTACAATAGGCAAGACATGTGGGTGGAACCAACGGAGCATAATCCCATTGGTAGTCGATTTTGGACCCCACCAAACGATTTTCTTAATATGGATGAGGAATGTGTTAAGAAAATTAAAAAAAGGGTAGAATTGGGTTATATGGAGATGTTGGACAAACTTGGATTTGAACACAGCAGAAAACCAATGATTACTGAGAGTTGGATGCAATATTATAATCCAACTGAAGGTCGTGGACATAATGCTCACAATCATTGTAGATGGCAACCAAATGAAGAAACAACTTTAAACTTTTCTGGTGGTTATTATCTATCTGACGGAGACCCAGTTGATGACCATCCATATAGTGGGGTATTTACATTTCACGTTAGGGGAATGTCTTACTTTATCAGACCAAAGAAAGGGATGTTAATAATTTGGCCTTACGATATTGTTCATTCGGTTAAACCTTTTTACGGAAAAACTCACAGATGTGTGATTAATTTTAATATTCAGGGATAATATTTTTTGTGGTACGAAATATTTTTGTATCTTTGTATTGTGATTGAGGAGCACGATTTAGATACACAAGCTCAATTACAAACTGGGTAACACGGGAACGATTCAGATACTAGTGTTACCCTTTTTTTTTTAAATGTCTGAGTAAATCACCAATTGGTTTTCACCCACTCTAAAAGGGTTGTGTTTGGATTCTCTGAATACTGTTTTGATAATTAATTGCCAATAAGTTCCTCCAATATGAACAGGAGTTATTGCCATGGCTAATTCCCATTTTAAGGACTTTACAACAAAATCTACTTCAGGGTTAATTTCCCTTGAAACTATTTTTTCGGCAATATCTTTTTTTACTGTACTGATAATCTCTCTAATTTCAGCGTTAACAATCGGTCTTACATTATACCCTTCAATATCATCTCTTGTGTCTCTATCAAAGGCGTGAGTGGTCCTGTTTACGTCAAATAGGAATACTACTTCTAAAGACGAATTAACTTGAGTGATTCTTTTTTCAAGTAACAATTCTTCCTTAATGATTTGTCTCAATGTTTTCATCTTTTATAAATAGTTAAAAAAAATATTTGACACCCAAAGATTTTTTTGTATCTTTGTACTATATATAAGAAACAATGAAAACTACATTTAAACATATGGTCTTTAGTACACAACAATCGATTTGTTGGTATGAGCGTATGCTATTATGTAGTTCGGATGTCAAAATAGGATAATTTTTTTAGATTAATAAACTAAATTTTTTATATACCCCGAACTCGTAAAAAGGTTCGGGGTTTTTTATTTTGATGTTTTTTGGTTCTTTGATTTATTGGTCGTATTTTTGTTGAATAATTGCTCCGTTGGACAAATTGGTTAAGTCGTCACCCTTTCACGGTGAAGATTACGGGTTCGAGCCCCGTACGGAGTACAAACAGTCCTTTAGCTCAGTTGGGAGAGCGCTTGTCTTACATGCAAGATGTCGTAGGTTCGATTCCTACAGGGACTACAAATGGTGATGTAGCTCAGTTGGTAGAGCACTTGGCTGAAGACCAAGGTGTCGTCAGTTCGATTCTGACCGTTACCACAATAAGACTTCGTAGCTCAGTTGGCTAGAGCACTTCACTTTTAATGAAGGAGTCCCGAGTTCGAATCTCGGCGGGGTCACATTAGAAAAATTAAATAAAATTGTGTATATTTGTAATATGAAAGTTGTAACAAAAAAAGACTGTACTGACATCTTCTTCAACCTTTTTGAGGGTTCAGTGCTCCATGATGTAAAAGAGGTTGGGTCCAACTACGTTGGTGTATTCTCATCGTTCATGGGTTCATATTACGTTGAAGTACCAAAAAAGAGATGTAAAAAATATAAAGAGAAAAAAAATGAAAGCTGTTTTAGAATTTAATTTACCTGAGGACCAACAAGATTTCGACTTGGCAACTAAAGGAATGAAGATGTGGTCAATACTTTGGGATTTGGACCAATCATTGAGAGCGAAAACTAAATATGCTTCCGATGATTTACCACAGGACAAGTATGACGCATATCAGGAAATAAGAAATGAACTTCGTGAATTAATGTCAGAGAATATGATTAACTTTGATATGGTTAAATAAAACAATGGTCGGGTGGCCGAGCGGCTTAGGCGTTAGTCTGCAAAACTAATTACCCCAGTTCGATTCTGGGTTCGACCTCAAAAAATAAACTTATGGAAACAGATACAAGAGTATTAAACGATTTCAGAAGAAGAATGGACAAACTGGGAATCAAATGTGAATTCGCAGGTAACATTCCATGGATTTATCTTGAAAAAGTTAATGGAAAAAGAGTAACCGAACGTTTTTGTGGAAACCACGGATTTACCGTGGCATTCTATCCAATCCGTGTCGGACAAAAGATGGAACTTACAGATATCGGAGAGATAATGAAGATTATCAGGAAGTATAGGTAATATAAGCGGGTGTAGCTCAGTTTGGTAGAGTACTGGTCTCCAAAACCAGTTGTCGGGAGTTCGAACCTCTCCACCCGTGCAAAACATACAGTATAATCAGTCAAGCCGTATTTAGCTGTTAGTGTATGTTAGATAAGAGAAGGAGACGGCTGGGACATTCTCTTATCGTTTTATAGGTTGATTGGGGAATGGTGGTACCTATGACATGAGAGTGTATTTCGGTCGGTATCATCGGAGTTGGGAGAAATACACCTGAGTAATGCCAATCGTAAAAGGAGATGTCCACTCGACCATCTTCTCCTTTCCTAACTTGGGAGTGTTGAGCAACGGTTGCTTAGCAGACTGTAAATCTGTGGTCGTCGACATTGGGGGTTCGAATCCCTCCACTCCCACACTAAAGTGTCCTTTAGTATAACGGTAGTACAGGTGGTTTTGGTCCATCCAGTTGGGGTTCGAATCCCTGAGGGACAACAACGGTTTTATGGTGTAATGGATAGCACACGAAACTACGGATTTCGGAGTTTGGGTTCGAGTCCTAATAAAACCACTAAACTGCGTGGCTTAGTGGGAAAGAACTTTCTCTCATAAGGAAGGTCAAGTGAGTTCGAACCTCATACACGCAACATATGGTGTCTATAGCTCAGTAGGTAGAGCGCTTGATTGTGGTTCAAGTTGTCACGGGTTCGATTCCCGTTAGTCACCCAAAAGTGTTTACAACGGACAAGGCTTAGGCGTAAGTACGATGACCACAGGGGGAATCGTCATACTGCGGTGGGTAGCGAGTGGTTGACCAAAACACTTTTATTTGGAGGAATGGCAGAGCGGTTGATTGCACCAGTCTTGAAAACTGGCATACTCGAAAGGGTATCTGGGGTTCGAATCCCTGTTCCTCCGCAAATTGTAAGGTGGCGAAATTAGGTTGTCTCAGTTATGACCTTGGCATACGCACCCTCCCGTCTCGGGGGCGGGGACAAAGAAATAGATTGATAATATGGGGTAGACCACCAGCTTGCAAGCGTTGTGTTATCAATTGAATCTCCTCTTGAAGGTTCGACTCCTTCCCTTACAGCACATTGGAATATAGCTCAGTTGGTTAGAGCGCTATCCTGATACGGTAGATGTCGATGGTTCGAATCCATCTATTCCAACATGGAATCACAAATTAAAAAAAAACAGACAAACAGAACAAAGTTTAAAAAAATTGTTAAAGAGTACAAAGAGGCAACCACATTTGAAATTTGGGAAGGAGTTAGAGATAATTTTACTTTTGGTTTTATTGGTGCGACTATTGTTGTATTCATTGCAACAAGAACGGATTTAGCGGTGTTATTAGGGTACTTAACATATTACTTTTATATGGGTAAGATTGTTAACAGACCAAAATACGTTACAGATTTAGGTAAAATGATTGTTTTCCCATTACCATCAGCTCTTGGTGCGTTTACAGGATATAAATTATCTTATTATTTAATACAATTATTACAATAAGGAGGGTTACCCAAGTTGGTGAAGGGGCCTGTTTGCTAAACAGGTAGGGTGTAACAGCCGCGTTGGTTCGAGCCCAACACTCTCCGCATAACAAAATTTTAACAAAAAAAAAACTTTTAAAATAATTGACACATAAGATAATTCTTCATATATTTATGGTTCATAAGTTAATAAAATACATAACAAACAAAAAACAAAAAAACATGAAAAAAATCGTAGCACTATTTGCAATTGCAGCAACAACAATGTTAGCATCTTGCGGAAACGGGACTGGTAAATCTACAGAAGCGGTTGATTCAACTGCAGTAGCTGTTGATTCAGTTAAAGTTGATTCATCTGCAGTGGCAGTTGATTCAGTTAAAGCTGATGTTGAGAAAGTAGAAGAAGTAAAATAATTTATAACTTTCCCTTAAAAACAAAACCCACCTAATGGTGGGTTTTTTATTATAACATCTTTTTAATTTTTTCTATATTTTCATTAACCTTTTTTCTATTGAATGGGTCCTTTAAGAAATTTAAAATCCATGGGTCTACTTGTTGTTTGTCGGCAACACCACCATATCTTTTTTCTATTCTGTTACCTGACTTATCATATTTATCTTGAAACAATTTACCTGGAATACCCATAATAGATGCCATAAGAGGGTCAAAATACTCAGGGTCAGAACTTTTTCTTGTTTTATCTACCTCTTCTTCTTTATCCTTTTCTTTTTTATCTATTTTTAAATCCTTAGAAGGAATATTAATTCTATTCCACCTACTATCATACATAATAGCTTCTACATCCGAATCAGTAGTACCTAATACATCACCAACACTTATTCTACTACCATTACCAACTTTTACATTTGATATACCACAAAATTGTAAATAAACAGTTCCGTTGTCATTATTTTCAATAGTTAATTGATTGGCACAACCCGAAAAATATTTTTTATTGTTAATAACACCAGATATTGGAGATTTAATTTTTGGATTATCATCTTTTGGAATTATAACCCTACCATATCTGTTTGATATATTTTTACCAAAATTTCTCTGCTCATTCAACCCTTCGGCACTTGTCACAGTCCCAACAACTTCTGCATATTTTGGAATACTTGATGATGTTTGTGAAGATTGTTTACTAACGGCATAATCATACGCTTTTGATGATGCGTCATCAGTAGAAGGAGAATTACTAATTTCTCCTCCAGTAATTTGTTGACCTTTTGCACATTTCATTGTACCATCATCATTCAAAAACTGTCGTATGTTTCCAGTCTCAACTCCAATGTGAACGTGGTCGTAACTACTATTAGGAAAATCCATAATATAACCTAAAAATTGACCGCACTTGATTGTTGCTCCTTTTGTTACAGGTGAGCCTTCCAAATGTGTGTAATAAATACTTGGAAGACCTCCGTCACTTTTCACTGTAAAACTTTGACCGTAAAGTTTTTTTCCTTGGGTTGCTCTAACCTCTTTTCCATAGTCTGAAAATGTTTGGGCAACTCCATCGGCTAATGCATAAACAGGTGTACCTACGGGTGCCGCAATATCCCAAGCATTATTACTTTGCCATCCTGATTGACCTGCGTGAGCCCCGTCTACAGGTATTTTTACGTTATTACCACCAAATAATTCACTACTTGCGGAAGAGGCTTCTTTAAGAATTATATCGTAAAGTTTTAAAATTTCTTGTATTTCTTCGTTCATTCCTTCTGCACTTGTTACTGTACCAACAACCTCAGCATATTTTGGTGATGAACTTGTTGTGGATTTATTTTTAGACGTTGCATAATCATACGCATCTTCTGATGCTTTAGACGAGGATTCAGGGGTACTTCCTGTCATGACAATACCTTCTTTGCCAATAAAATTCATAGGGTCAACAACTTGACCATCTTTTCTTAAAGTAAAATGTAAATGTCTACCATCACTTCTACCTTTACCAGGGTCATTAGGACCACCACCACTGATTCCGATTACTTCACCTTTTTGAACTTTTTGACCTGCTCTTACATTAATTTTTTGCATGTGGCAATACCCTGATTTATAACCGTCAGCATGATTAATCATGATAGTACCTCCACAATCATCATTTTTGATTGCAGCAATGTCAACAACACCATCCGCAGGAGATTTAACATTTGCTGCGTCTGCTGCAAAATCAACACCATTATGTAATCTACCCCATCTTGGGCCAAAACCAGAATTTACCCTTACAGTATCTAATGGTGCTTCCAAAGCGGCTTCATTTAAACCAATCGTTTTTATAATTGATTTTTGTGATTCGGTAATCTGATTGTAGATTTCTAAGATTTTTTTATCTATGCTCATATTGAAATAAATATCATAGATATAAATAAAAAAGACCAATATTAATTGGCCTTTTTAGTATAAACTAATCTCTTAGTTTTTTGTTCTTCTTTTTGTTCTTCTTTTTTTGGTTTTTCGTCTTTAATCTTAATCAAACCATATTTTATATATCTATACCAAATTCTTTCATGAATATAATACTGAATTGGTTTATATACTAATTCCGCAACTCCAAATGCTGCTCCAACTGTTATACTTCCACTAACTGCCCACATTATTAAAAATCCTATTAATGTGCTGATTATACGATAACTAATTGTTTTTGCTAAGTGTCTCTTAGCAGATACTTTAATTTGACTCATAAGGTTTTACACTTTCAGGTATGGTTATATTTTTTAACCCACCGTTTCTATCTAAGTTTATCCCAACCGCTCTGTCTATCGGATTTTCAGGGTCTTTGTCATTCAAAATGACTCTTGTACCTCTACCACAATCCATAATTAATTGATGGTATTTTACACCAATCTTTTCTAATTCTTGTTTGGTAAATAATTCGTAGGTTGAAGGTCTGGCTGTTGTTATCATAACAACTGAACCATTATCGTAGTGGTTATTAACAAAATCAATCACATCCTGAATTGGGGTAAGTATTGATTCAGATAACTCACTAAACTTACGATACTCAACTAGTGTACCGTCTATGTCAACAAATAATGTTGGGTTTTTAATTACTTTACTCATGGTATTAATCTATCTTTTGGAATGAATATCCAAAGTAAAAAATAAGTGAAAATCGTAGGAAACGGAGTGAAAATTCCAATTAAAAACAAAACTCGTACTACAGTTTCGTCAATGTTAAAATAATCTCCAATTCCTCCGCAAACCCCTCCAATTTCTCCGTGTTCGCGTCTTAATAGTTTTTTCATAAAAAAAAATGGTTTTTAATAAAAAAGATGGTCAGAGGTTGGTGGGAATATTAACCCTTGGAGCTAGCACCCGTTCACTGCTGCAGACAGTTACACCAACTTGACCATCATACGTTAAAATGTGCAATTGTCACCGTGTTGGTCCCAATCATCCTGAGAATCTTGAGAGCAATTTGGGTCGAGTTCTACCTCAAAATCCAAATAAGACATACATTCAACGATTTAACTTCTTTAATACAAATATAGTATATTTTTAATTATTATCAAAATTGATTTTATTCATTTCTTCTATAGATAATCTTTCCATTTTCCACTCTAACCATACATCCATGTCCTTTAGTTGTTCTAATGTATTTTCGTGAACTAAAACAAACCCTTCAGGGGCGATTCCATGAAATTTTCTGATATGACCTTCTTCTTTGATTAATTTCTTAATGTCAATTGTCGTCAGTTTTTCTTGTTTTTCCATGAGGGTAAGGTTTTCCGTTTCCGTCTAATAACACAAATACAATCTCATCAATTTTAATAATAGAATCTTTTGTTTTTTTATTTCTAACATCACAAGTTATTGTAATGGATGTAGTACCAATTTTAACTAAATCTAATCCAAATTCAATAACATCACCAACTTTTGCTGTAGACACAAAATTTATTTCAGACATTGCTTTGGTTACAATGCTCGAACTGTTCAATTGGCATATTGCATAAATTGCAGACTCTTCATCAATCCATTGAAGAACCCTGCCACCAAATAGGGTTCCTCTTGGATTTAAATCTTCTGGTTTAATTAATCTTCTTGTCCTGTATTTCACTATTTAAAAATTTTATAATTTTTTCTTTAATACCTGTTTGTTTGATACCCTCAGTACTTTTCGGAGTCTCAACAAAATTATCTAATCCCCACTCATGCTCGTAAGGTATACTATAGTCAAGACCTTCTTTACCCATTCTCAAATCATCAATAGAAACCCAATGAGTAATCTCGGGATGGTCATGTAGGTATTGTTTAATTTCAATAACTCTAGTTTGTTCCAAATCCCATGCTCGAGACCACATAAAACCAGCAGGATATGCATCAATGTACCAAGTACATTGACCCAAATTAGGGGTAAATGCAATAGGTTTCTTTTTGATTCCCTGAGACTCATAATATTCACCCATCTCCTCAACGTTTGCCCATCTTTTCCAATCAGACGACACAACGATTTCCGCTCCTGTTTCTTCTAAGATTTCATTTAAGATTTTGATTGCCTTTTTATTGAAGTTATCAAATCTACAATCTAAAGGGACTTCACTATTTGTCATAGACAATTTTCGTCCGCCCCATTCCTTTTGTTTTTTATGGCGACCACCCCACTCTGTGGATAAACAGATTACTCCGTCATGGTCTAAAAATATAACTTTCATATCAATTCTTTTTTTCTTTTTCTTTTAACCACGCGTCATAACCATATTTATCAAATTCTTCTTTAGTCCCAATTCCTATTGGGACAAAAAGGGCAAATCCATTATCATCTTCAAAATGGTTACATTCGTCTTCCATAGGAAAAAACTCCCATTTCCAATATTCAAACACTTCACCATTCCATCTCGCAATTCCTGTACACCTGTGGTCACCAATGTAATACTCGCCAACAACCAAGTCTGTTTTTGGAATTGCACCCAACTCAATTAATTTTGGGATATAAAACTGTTCCCATTCTTCTTTATCTACTATTGGTAATTGTGGAATATCGTTTTTATCCTTAAACGGACCTCGAGTTTTCCAATATTCTTTGACACGAGCATATCTCTCTTCTTTGGTCTCAGTTTTCTGTTTGACCCAAGTTTTGAATGCCTCTTTGTCATTAAATTTTTCCATATCACAAAGATAATGTATTTATATAAAAAACAACGCGGAATTCGCATAAATTTTAAATACCTACATATGGAAGATGGTGAAAAGAATGAAAACGTGGAGAAGGAGCCTCCAAGACAACCTATCACAGGTATTTTTAATGCTCGCGTTATTTTTCAATCCTTTTGGATTCGATGCCGTTCAATACTCCCTAATATTACTGACAGGAAGTTTATGGAGCGCAAACTTCGTTTTGTATTGTATTGCGGGACTATTTTTTGGATTATATATCTACTTTCGCAGATTATCTAAACGTTAAAGAGCTTTAAGATTACCTGATTTGAATGCTTCAAAATTAGGACCTTTGATTAAGAAGTAATCTTTACCAACTTTTCTATAATTTAAAATTCCCGCTAATTTTGCCGACGCAAAAAACGATGAAAATTGTCCTCTAAATCGAGAAGACGGTTGATAGTTGTCACCTGAACGAGAGTATAATTTTTTACCATCAACAACCTTTGTTTTAAGTTTTCCAATGGACTCTAAAAAATCTAATTTTGTTCCTATACTACCCGCGTCTAAGTAATCAACTAACTTTTTAATTAAACCTTTGTTTTTACCAAATGTATAACCGTAATTAAATCTGTCAGGTCTCCAAACGAGTGAACTTCCTGCAACTTTTTGAAGTAATTTTGGATTGTTTTTAATGTGGTCTAATACTCTTGTTACAATGTGTCTTCTAATACCTTCTGCGGTATCTGCGGGAGTCCTACCAAGATTATACGTTACATCAATACCCCAATCTTCGAGACCAAGGTCCTCAAAATCATCACCCGCAACCTCATCATTCCCCATAAACCCTATGCTGGCAGAGAACGTTCTATCATCTTTACTTTTGTACGTAATAAAAACTTGATATTCGTCAATTAATTTATTTTCTGTGTCCGATTCTAAAGAAACTGATAAGCGGGCTTCGGAATGTCCAAAACCTAAATCGAGGATGTTTTGGAACCCTCTTATATAAGTTGTTAAATTATAATTAGAATTTAAGTAATTTTTAGCTTCAACAGAATTCTCACCCACATTATCAAAAGTTTCTATCAAAAATCTGTCTGTCATTGACCCCTTGTAAACCTTATAGTCATTTTTAATTGACTCAATCATTTCAGGAAATGCATATTCAAATACATCAATTTCTCTTTGACTCATTGGTGAATCTTGAGCATCCCAATATCTCATAAACCCTTCATCATCAAAATGGATTGCAACTTTTGAATAATTTTTGTTTGTGGATTTGGCTTTGTTGATAATAAAATATAACGATTGACGACCTGAGGTATATCTACCAAAATGACCTGAACCTTTTGATGTAACACACCACTTAGTGTTTGAGCCATACTTACAAGAAGCTTCTTCGGTTTTTGGTTGAATAACAACAAAATCTCCTTTTTCGTATATTTTTTTAGATTGACCTTCTAACTCTTTTTCTTGCTCTTTTTCTTGAAATGGTTTTAGAGAATTTTCTAATTCTGAAACATTTTTATATTGATTGATATCTTTTTTTTCTAATTGAGATTGGTATTTGTCAAAAAGTTTCAGATAATCAATAATAATGTCGATATATTCTGGCGTGGCATCTATTTTAGGGTCAACAACTTTTAATAAAAAATCAGTGTACTTGTGATTGAAGTCTACAAGGTCGGAAATATTCAAAATCCAGTTTAATGTTTCTTCATCAAACTTGTTTGAGTATTTTTTCTTTAGGTCTTCTTTTCTACCTTCTAATATAAGAATTGACATGAATTTCATACCAATAAATACCAATTACTTCCAAAACAATTGGATTCCAACAATTGTTAACGCCAGTAATATACACACAACAGTTTTTAATGACATATGTTCCCCAAACAACATTGAAGACATAGATGTAAAAACCATGATACCAAGCGCGAATCCAATCAATCTACTCGGCCAAATTTGACCACCAAAACCTTCCACATACATTCTAACGGCTACAATGTACAAATAACTTATTGGGATACTTGAAAGTAAAACCACCCACATATATTTTTCGTACCATCCATATTTGATGGCCCCTTGTAATTGCAGAAATGAACCTATCTGACCAAAAATCATAATGATAGTTGCAATTAATACTTTTGTTAAACTCATAACGTAATAATAGTAAATTATTTAAAATAAAAAACCCCCACCATAGGTGAGGGCTTAAAATTTTAATTAAAAGAATATTAATTTCCTCTTGATGGAAATCTTGTCCAACCATTAGTCCATGTTGGTTTAGAAAGTATTTCTAATTCTGCTCTCGTATAATTTTTCTCAAGGTTACCTTCACTTAACGATTTTTCTTTCATTTGTAATGCGGTAAACACTGTTGAGGTTGATTTAAAATTTAATAATGGGTCAAACGATTGAACCTCATTATTTTGAAATTTAGATACCCCATCTCTATATGATTGTGCGGTTTCATTACTTTCAATAGAAAACGAACCTTTTTGATAACCTAATATCTTTGAGTTTGTTATTGTAAACTGTGTTGCACGTCTCCATCTTAACCCTAAATTATGGTTTGATAGTGATGACACATCAAACGGTCCAATTAAAATCATACCACTTAATTTAGGATGTGTAAAAGGTTGTGCTGATGAACCTGTTCCATCGTTATCACATTCTACACCATTTCCTGCATCTCCGTTGTCTACAAATTGAGGGTCTCTTTTTGAAACACTGTTTGTTACGGTTCCGTTATATCCAAAGTCAAAATCGTAATCATCATCTGCGGTCGCAAACGCGTATAAGTTTCTTGGTGATACAGTTCCTCCAAAGAATTCAAATGCATCATCGTTAGCGTAAATTGTTTGAACATATTCAATTATTGTTCCACTACCAACACCACCTAATGTCAATGCATTTATTTCAGAATTCGGCATTGCCGCGATACCAGCGTATTCAATTCTTACATAACGAAGAATACCACTATTATCTAAATCGTTTGTTCCACCAAACGGTCTGCCAATACCACCTTCGATTGTTGGTTCTGATGTTCTATTGGTTTTTGCTCTACCCAATATTACAATACCACCCCAATCACCAGGTGATTTTTCTCCAACCGCTCTACCAGATGTAAAAATAATTGGTTTTGTTACGGTTCCTTCTGCAATAATTTGAGCACCTCTTTCAATACATAATGCTCCTTTTTCTGCAATGTCAGAAACGATTGTCGTACCTGGTTGAATAATAAGTTTTGCTCCGTCGGTTACGTATACATAACCTTTTAGTGTCCAAACTTTATCTGCAGTTAAAGTTGTTGTTGTATTGATGTTACCTGAAAGTGTTGTTGAAGTTGGAATGTTAATTGGTCCATCTTCTCCACCACCTAAATCTTTTTCGCAACTCAATAATCCTAATGCTAAAATAGCAATTAATAATTTTTTCATAATGTTAGATTTAATGTTAATGAAATTGTTTGCTCATTGTTTATTTTTATTAGATTTCGGTTTTGTACCTTTTGGTAATAAATTGATGGTTGAGCAAATACATCACCTATTGCCAATTTTATTTCTCCTTTTGAAAGTTTATGTAAGAATGTAATGTCTAATACATCTCTACTATTTTCGAATATATCAGGATACCCCTGAAACCCTACAGATGATATTCTATCACCAACTCTATTATAAGTTAAATTAAGGGTGTTTTTCTTTTTATGTATGTTTACTCCTCCGTTTAAAACATAGTTTGATTGACCCTGTAATTGTCTTTTGATACCATTAACTTCTACTTCTGAATTCATTACCGAAGCATTTGTATAAACATCAAACCAATCACTTATCTTTTTACGAACTTCAAATTCAATACCGTATAAGATTGCTGAATTAGGGTTTGTGTAAGTTAAAAGAAGATTTGAAGGAACTGAGCCGTCTGCAACAATTTGTTCAATTGGTTTAATGAAATTTTTACCAAATAAAGAAACCGAAATGTTTTCACCTGTCTTTGGGTACCATTCGTATTTAAGGTCTAAATTATATATGTCAGATTTTTCTAACTTTGAATTTCCCAATATTTGAGCATTTCTTACAAAATCATAATAAGCAAAATTAGCAACTTCTCTGAATTCAGGTCTTGCCAATGTTTTACTTACTGAGAATCTATACTTTGTTTTTTCTTCGTTGTATGAGAGATTTAACGAAGGTAAAAGGTCTAAATATTTTCTGTTAACATTCACTTCCGTACCACTAAAATCTGCGGTTTGAACATTAAATAAATTATATTCACCTCTTATTCCACCATTTATTTTCCATTTACCAAATTCGTTTTCATACATCGAGTAAAGAGACCCCAAATCAAAATCGGCAGTATATCTGTCGGTGTTGTTTGTTATTTCATCCATCATGTCTGTTGATAGATAACGAAATATTCTAGCGTTAAAACCTCTAAACCTTTTAATGTACCCACCACCAATTTTAATATTATTGAGTTCTTTATTTATGTTACCGTTAAATGAGTTTTCATCCATTACACTCCAAAAACGATATGTGTCTCTCCACGCAGTTGCGTAAGGTTCGTTAACACCTAATGATTTTGTGATTGGATTAATCCTATAATCTGGTTGTTCTCTAAACGTATAATTGTATCCTAAATTAAAATTTAATGTTTTAATTTTACCGTCAAATTGAGAACTAATTACAACGTTGTTAATATGATTCGAAGACGTTGTTAAAACATTCTGAACGTTATCAAAATTATCGCCATTACGGTTTAGATATGAATCTTCAATTTGGTAGTTTACTAAAGTTTTCCAACTGTATCTATTTTCACCCAAGTAAGTTAAATTAAACAAACTGTTTGTTGAAAATCTTTTTGTAAATAAAACATCTTTATAGTCATAAGCTAACTCTGTTGATGATTGATAATCTTTTCTTTCAATATTGTTTAGTGTATATGAATTTCTAATTGTAGAACTAAATAATGAATTCCATTTTCCATTTGCGTGACCAAATGATAATCCTCCATTTAAATTAGGGGTTGATTTAGTCTGTTCAACTGATGGATTACCAATTAATTTAGTATACGCCCTTTTATCTCCGTTTGATGATATACGGTATCTATAAGTTGAAGGGAATGTGGAAGGGAAATCGGTAGCTTGAACTAACTTAAAATCTCTAAAGGTTGAAACCGAACCCCAACCACTTCCCAATGACAGATTAAAAAATTTATCAGAAACTTCTTTTGTTGTTATTTGAACTAATCCCCCACTCCAATCACCAGGCAAATTCGCTGACGATGATTTAGCAACAATAATGTTGTCAATTAAAGAAGTTGGGATTATGTCAAAAGAAAACGCTCTTTTATCTGGTTCAGTTGACGGTAGTGGGGTTTTATTTAATAATGCAGAATTATAACGGTCTGCCAAACCTCTTACCAATACAAATTTATCGTTTTGGATGGTTACCCCACCAACTCTTTTAAGTGCGTCACCAACGTTTCTGTCAGGAGTTTTCTTAATAAATTCAATTGATAGTCCATCGGATACGACATTATTATTTCGTATTGACCTAACAATTGATGCTTCGGTTACTTTTTGTGGGGCCGCCCTTACAACAACTTCTGACAACTGAGTTTCAGTTTCTTCAAATATTATATCAAAGGTTAAGTCAGACGTTACATTTAATTCTTTTGTGAATTCTTTATATCCAATGTATGACGCCTTTATTGTATATAAACCAGATTTAAGGTTTAATTTATATTCCGCGTTTTCATTTGAAACTGTTGAATATGTGGCACCGTCTGAGTGTTTAAAACTTATATGTGAAAAATATATGTTTTCGGATTTTGATTTTGTTAAACCGTTTACGGTTATTTGTCCAATTGCTAATGTTGGAAGTAGCAATAAAAATAAAAGAAAATACTTCATAAAATTATTTAAATTAGTTCCCCAATAACTATGAAAGTATGTCTGTAAGTGTATTAATAATGTATTATGAAATTATTAAATGTTGGTTGTGTGCTCCTTTAAATAATCACACTCGTATTCTCTACAGGTTTTAGGACGTATGTCGTATACAGAACACGCCTTAATTTTTGTGTTATAAAAAATACATGGGAATCTTGGGTTGTAAAAATCAACTCGAAGTGCGGGATAGCTATTTGGATTTTGCCAAGTTGATTTGTTTGGGAATAAAATTTTTCCCTCTTCGTAATCAACAAACACTTCATTATAGGAAACTTCTCTACCAAATTTATTAGATAGAGAGTCAATAAATTCTTGGGTGTCGTGATGAGAACCTATGATATAATCACGGTCCTCTATGGTGCAACAACTTCCGTGGTACCCTGGTACCCCGAAACACTTGTTGCTACATATATTACAATCTACTCCCATAAAATTTAAATTGGTGGAGATGGCGGGAGTCGAACCCGCGTCTTGCTCACTTTGACAATAAATGACTACACGTTTAGTACAACGTTGTTTCTCAACGTTCCGAAATATTAAGTTTGATGTATGTGGGAACCAAACTTACAAACAACCTGGTCTCAGAATTATTTTAAACGAGCTCTGACCTGTGACCCGTATATTGGACTTCTGTTCCTAGGTTAACGTCCTAATCGACCCGAGGTTACACCAACTTGGTTGGAGTAACGGTTGTGACTACCTCTTAGGCAGCTACAACAGAAGCTTCTCTAGTTAAACCTAAAGTCGCCATCTTAGCAAAAGTATTGCCAGCTAATTGTCTTCACCATAGATTAAAGTCATAGATGAATTCTGACTACGTGCCACTTATCCCCAACAATGCCAATCGATACCATTTCATCCCCATATTTTCAAAGAACATTACAAAGGTAAGTATAAATATGTTTAAATCCAAGTGGAAGTTGTATTTATATTCATATGGCGGTATTAGACACATTCATTGCTTTAAGGAACTACGTTAGAGGTAAGATAAATGCTTACGAACTTGAAGACGCGGACGAGTTATTCACTGAAGTAAGGGAAGATAGACAGAACAGAGGTCAAAGTAAGATTAACGTTGAGTTTAAAAACGAGGAAAAGTTTTTAGAGGTAATGGGACTTAGTGATGATGACAGTTGGTTCTATCGTGTAATCAATTCTCCATATAGTGATTACGAATTTATGGATTGGCATTCTGCTAAAGAAGATTTTGAGAATGGTTGGGGACTATATTATAATTTGAATGATGATAATAAAGAAAAACTCGCACAAATATCAAAGATAATTCTACCAATTAAAGTAGATTTTGATAACGAACAATTTAGAAACCAACTTTCAGAAAAACTATTAACTAACTTTAGACATGAAACGGAAGATATAATTTCAGATTATCAATCAGAAAGAAATAGTGAGGCTCGGACAAGTGCTAGAGACTCGGTTAATAAAGAATTCGATGAATTCTTGGACCAACTTGGATTTGAATCTTATGGTGACGGATTCAGAACCACGGTTGCTAACCTGATGATGTTGTATTTAAAAGAAAATAAAATACACTTATCTCTTGAAGATTTGATTGATGATATAATACGAAACGTAACATCTCCAGGAGGTTGGGCCGATGACACGTATCAATATATGAACGACGATAATTTTGACACAGAAAGTTTCAATAATTATACTTCGAGAAAATTAGATGATATTTTAGAAAAATTGGAAGATGGTCCAGGAGAAGACGGAGTTACTGTTCACGACTTTACTGAAATGACTGATAGAATCACTAAAAAATTTGAACAAGACAATTTTATAATCTACCTAAAGACCCAAAAAAAGAAACCAGATTCAAAATCGAAGGATTTGAATACCCTGGTATGAAAGTAGTGGTAATACTACAAAAAGGATTCCAACAGAAAAAAGTTAAATTGTCTGAGGATAATTTTTATAATTTATTATATCAACCAACATTATTTAATTTGGATGAAATATAAATTATTCTTATCTTTGTGCTATGACAGAAAAAATAGCACTTCTAAAAGAAGTTTTAAGTGTACCCACAAAAACCTATCAAGAACACCAAATGGTGGAATTCTTGGTTAATTGGTTGACTGAAAACAATATAGACCATTATGTTGATGACAAAATGAATGTCTATGCAACAAAACAAGAAAATTCAGAACTACCTGAAGATTTTTATTTCCCGTGTGTAATTTCTCACACAGACACCGTTCACAATATTGATACAATTAACATCAAAGAAATGATGTTACCAAACGCACAAGACGTGTTAAAACCATCCCTCAAAGCCTATAACAATGAGGGGAAACCAACTGGTATTGGTGGTGATGACAAATGTGGTGTATTTGCTTGTTTAACATTATTAAAAGAATTACCATATCTAAAAGCAGCATTTTTTGTATCTGAAGAAACAGGATGTCATGGCTCAAGAGTTGCCGACCCAAAGTTTTTTGAAAATGTTGGATACGGAATCCAATTTGATGCCCCTGAAAACTGGATGATTACTGAAAAATGTTTTGGTCAAGTTTTGTTTGATAGAGATTCAGACTTCTTCCAAAAAATTGATAAAGTCCTAACCGAAGGAATGGTTAATGAAGATATGAGATACATGGTTCACCCATATACTGACGTTTATGCCTTAAGAGGTAAATTTGACTTCTCTTGTATTAACTTCTCGATTGGGTATTATGATTATCACACTCCAAATGAATATGTCGTTATTGATGACGTGTTCAATGGGATTGAAATGGGTAGAAAAATGATTCAGGATTTGGGACACACCCTACACTTTAAAGAAGCAAAACAATACAGTTATAACAATAGAGATTTGTTATTCTAATTAGATAAAATTTTCTAACTTATCTATAAACCTTTTAACCATCGGGTGGTCTTGTATGTCTTCATACTCGGCCCCCGATTTTTTTAGGTGTTGAATTGTTGACACAATTGACCTCAAAGACATCTCAACTGATTTTGACATAGAAGGATATTGTTCAATATAATAAGATAGTCCGAATTGACCTTTTGCAAACCAAATGGGTATGTTTAATTTAATAACTAATTTAGCAATCATATTTTTTGCAAACTGGTCGGCATCCAACTCCATTTCCCAATATTGCTGATATAATTTTTCAAAATCTTCTAAATCGTAATCAGTAAGTGGGTTATCCATTTTTATATCCCTAACTTGTTGTTCGTGCCGAATTTCATGAAATATGGTGTATAAAAAATCACCGATAGTTCTCATGTTTGCTGGTGAGCAAATAATTACTTGGTCTCTTGTTCTAACCCCACTAAAACCAGTACCACACGAATTTAAAAACTTAACTGTAATGTTGTGTTTTTTAATATAGTTAACAACAAATTTTTCAATAACGTCAACCTTGGACTTTAATTCGTCTGGGAAACTTTGTCTAAAATGGTCTAATAGTTTTGAAAAATTACTCATGATTATAAATACAAAAAAAGGGGGAATAATCCCCCTTCTTATTATCGTCCTTTTTTAACGACCTTTACCGTTTCGTCCTCAACCTTAATCACGTAAGATTTACCTTCCACAATTTTGTCGGTTAGAACTTCTTCGGATAGTAAGTCCTCCACTTTGTCTTGGATTGCTCTTTTCATAGGTCTTGCCCCATAACTTTCATCATATCCAATTTTTGCAATGTACTCAACTAAACTATCGTCATAATTAATCTTGTACTTCATATCTTCAAGACGTTTCATCAATTTTTTAAGTTCGATATCCGTAATCTTTTTGATATCTTCTTGAGAAAGTGAGTTGAAAACAATAGTATCGTCAATACGGTTGATAAACTCAGGAGAGAAGAAGTTCTTCATCTCTTTCATCAAAATGTCTTTTTTCGCCTCTTCATTACTGTAAGAGTTTGTACCGAATCCAATACCCGTTCCAAAGTCCTGTAATTTTTTAACCCCAAGGTTTGAGGTTAAGATAATTAAGGTATTTTTGAAGTTAATCTTTCTACCTAAACTATCTGTAACGTGACCATCGTCCAAGATTTGAAGTAATACAGTGAATACATCTTTGTGAGCCTTTTCAACCTCATCAAATAAAATTACTGAATATGGTTTGTTTTTAACTTTTTCAGTTAACAATCCACCTTCTTCGTATCCAACATAACCTGGAGGGGCTCCAACCAATTTAGATACGGTGTGTTTCTCTTGGTACTCGGACATATCCACACGAATTAATGAATCTTCGCTACCAAACATTTCCTTAGCCAATTGTTTTGCCAAGTGAGTTTTACCAACACCTGTTGAACCAAGGAACACAAATGAACCAATCGGACGGTTCGGGTCTTTAATACCCAATCTATTTCTTTTGATAGATTTAGCCACTTTAATAACAGCGGCGTCCTGACCGATTACGGTACCAACAATGTGTTTATCCAAGTTCAACAAAGCTTTGGTATCATCAACAGACATTTTGTTTACAGGAATTTTGGTCATGTTTGAAACAACATCGTACACATCCTCTAATGTAACTTTTTGTTTGTCTTTTGACATCTGTTCTTCAAACTTACGTTTTTCGTCCTCCAATTTATCCAACACCTTTTTCTCTTTGTCTCTTAACTGAGCCGCTTGTTCGTAGTTTTGTTTCTTAACAACATCAATTTTTTGTTGTTTGATTTCAGCCGCTTTACGTTTTAACTCTTCAACAACTTCAGGAACTTTAAGTTCTGTTTGCATACGAGCTCCAACTTCATCTAAGATGTCAAACGCTTTATCAGGGAACTCACGGTCCGTGATATAACGGTCTGCTAACTTAACACAAGTTTCAATAACCTCGTCAGAATATGTGACTTTATGATAAGACTCATATTTGTCGCGAACGTTTTTCAAGATTTGAATTGTCTCAACAACAGTTGAAGGTTCAACCACAACTTTTTGAAACCTACGTTCTAACGCTCCGTCTTTTTCAATATTCTTACGGAACTCATCCAATGTGGTGGCACCAATTACTTGGACTTCGCCACGAGCAAGTGCGGGTTTAAAAATGTTTGAACCATCCATAGAACCTGCAGAATTACCAGAACCTACAAGGGTATGGATTTCATCAATGAATACAATGATGTTAGGATTTGCTTGAAGTTCTTCGATGATTACTTTCATTCTCTCTTCAAATTGTCCACGGTATTTTGTACCAGCGACAACAGAAGTTAAGTCAAGATTGACTAAACGTTTATCCAAAAGATTACGTGGACATTCACCACTAACAATCTTCATCGCCAAACCTTCCACAATTGCGGTCTTACCACAACCAGGTTCACCAACGATAATTGGGTTGTTCTTTTTTCTACGAGATAAAATTTGAGCTATTCTCAAAATCTCTCTATCACGTCCAATGACAGGGTCCAATTTACCTTCCTCAGCAAGTTTATTCAAATCTCGACTGAAGTTGTCTAACACAGGAGTCGTACTGTCGCCAGTCGATTTCTGTTTCTTACTCATCATTTTGTCGTCATCGTCCATTAAGTCGTTCATATGTTTCTAATTTTTTACAAAGTAATATCAAATATTGGACTTCTCCAAATCTTTTGACAAATTGTCAGGTTATAATTATTTTACCTGACATCTTGACATTAAGATTCAGTTGGTATATTATTTGAATACCACAAAGGTAATTAATAAATCTGAATTAAAAAAATAAAATTATGTTTGGAAACAGAAAAAACTACAATGACATCTTTAGAGCGTTTGATGAAATGTTCTCTCATTTTGATTTAACCCAAGGGGAATGGAAATCGCAAAGTAGAGTATCTGATGATGGTACAATAAAAGTAACAACTTATTATAGAGGAGGAGACTCATCTAAAGAAACAGGAGGATTAGAATCTTTAAAGTATCAACTTGAAAGAGCAATTGAGAACGAAGATTTTGAATCGGCAGTTAAACTTAGAGACCAAATCAAAGGCTTTGAAAAAAATCAAAAATCTATTGAGAAACTTGAATTGGAATTAAAGAAGTCAATTGAAAACCAAGAGTTTGAAAAATCAATTGAGATTAGAGACCAAATTAAAAACTTGAAAAAGTAAAATTAAACCCTCGACATATCGGGGGTTTTTTATTTTGAGTAGTTAAGTTTATCAAAATCTTCTCCAAATAATTCAATAATAATATCTTGAATTTTTGGTGTTATTAAAGATAGATAATCAACATTCAATCCTTGTGAATTTATTAATGGTAAAGTTTTAATAGGTAGATTTAAAAAATTTTCTAATTCACTTATATCATCAATTATGTTTTCTAACTTAAAATATTTTACGTCCATCCCCAAATCATTCCAATCAAATTGTTTATCATAAAATCTGGTCCCACCCCAACTAATACCATTATTAATTGTGTGATTAACAAATGACGAATCACCATAAAAATTATCAATAAAATTATTTGTTTTTTTTGATTCCAATAAATGGTTTGAAAATTGTTCTAAAGTATAATCTTTAAATTTAACAGAGAAGTTTTGAGGGATAATTTTTTTTTGAAAGTAGAAAGACGAGACGTACCGATGATATGGGTTTCTGGTAATTTGTATTATTCTATATTCGTCTAAATTATTGATATTGTAGAAATCCACAATTTCACTTAACCTTAAATGTATTTGGGGGTAATTTGTTTTTTTAGAGTCTTTAGAAAAAAAGTAACCATGTTGCTCCAATAAGACTCGTATAGAATTTGATGCGGTTTTGGGCGGCATCAAAACAATAAGTTTTTTAGTTTTGTCTATCATATTTTTCAAATAATGATTCCTCAACCCAATCTACAATTAAATGTATTCTGTCAGTACTTCCAAAATTTTCAACCGAATGCATTTTTTTATCGTTGTTGATTTCCCACATCTCACCAATCTTTAAATTTCTTTTATCATCACCGACAGTAAAGAAACATTCATCATTAGTTTGAATTGGGATATGGATTCTTCTACAAACAACTAAACTAAACCCTACGGTATCAACGTGAGGTCTAATTAATTTACCCGCAGTTAATTTAACCAATAAGGCTCTCATAATTTTTCCACTTTCACCAGTGTTTGATTTAATTTGCTCTTCTATTTTTGAAATTTCGTCAATAAACAATGGATAATTTTCGGTTGGAATAATTTTTAAATGATTAAAATTAAAAGACTTGTCAAAAATTATTGGTATTGTTTTGGTGTATAGATGTTCTGTGCCCCATTTATTTTGCCTTTCGGTGTATTCATCCCAATCCAAATTATTATCAGTAATGATTTTTATGATTGGGTCAACATCAATTTTACCGTGTAAAAGAAAAGTATCGGTGTAGTCCATATTTATTAAATATGAAACCGTTTGAGAAATTTTTAGCAACAGCCTCTATACTAAGAGAGCTATTGGATATATACTTGGAATTGAGGCAACACTTACAAGAGTTGGGATTCAGCGAGTCCCAATTGGATAACCCACCAACGTATACAACTAAGATGATGAATCTACAGGAAAGGTTTCAAAATAGATTCAATAAAGTTATACAGTTGGTCCATGACTATGGATTTGATGCAACCAAAAAAGAAGTACAGGATTATGTAATGCCACTTCTAATGAAAATAAACGAAATAACGCCACTTAAAGATGGGGATAGTAAAAGAGACGATTCAGGGAACGAAGATTATTAACGAGATAAAATCTTCAAACATTAAAAAAAGCGAATACGACACCGAGACAAAAAAACTTGTTGTTGAATTCAATAACGGATTTAAATATGAATATGATGAAGTACCCCACCAAATTTATACCAAATTCAGAATGGCGGAATCTCAAGGTAAATTCTTTACCACCGATATTTCAAAAGCGTTTAAGTACAAAAAACTATAGTATTTATATAAATGAGTAAATTCCAACAAATTCTTAATAGTTTTTCGGTAAAAAAAACATTAAACCCTAAAGTTTGGGAAAACCCTAATGACCCCGAAAAGGCAACAATGGTTCCTAAAGTTAGGAAAGCTCTTGTGCGAATTTCCGAAGAATTTATTAATTATTTAGGTGAGGATGTATTTGTTGAGGACATTGTTTTAACAGGTTCTTTGGCCAATTTTAACTGGTCCGAGTTTTCGGATTTTGATTTACACATCATTGTTGACTTACAACAATATGAAGATGAGGCTCCATTGTATAAAGAATTATATAATTTAAAAAAACAAGTTTTTAATGATAAACACGACATCAAGATTTACGGATATGATGTTGAGTTATATGCTCAAGACAATGAGGAACCTCATTTTGCCACAGGAGTTTATTCAGTAATGAATGATGAGTGGGTTACAAACCCAAAAAAGTTTAAAAACGAAATAGATAAATCAGTTCTTGAAAAGAAAATTAAAAACTGGACCGAAAAAATTGACAAGGTTTTAGATTCGGAAGAATCTGAAGATAATCAAAAACTAATCGATTCCATTAAAGAAAAATTGAAAGATTATAGAAAATCTGGATTAGAAAAAGAAGGAGAACTTTCGTATGAAAATTTGGTTTTTAAATTCTTAAGAAGGTCAGAACATATTCAAAGATTGTTTGATAGTTCAAATAAAGCCTTGGATAAAGAATTGTCTGTTGAGAGAAAAATAGAAGAGTAACCTTCATTACTTTAAATAAATGTGAATAATCGTATATTTATAAAGAAAAAATTAGATGGCGCTTAATTATTATATAGCTTCTTCGTGTAGTTCGTCTACGAACTATTACATAAAGATAGAAACAGACTTAATAGAGGGAAAAATTTATGACCTTGTAATTCCTGGTGCCAACGGTTGTTATACAATTGCACCTGGATTTGATACTCCATTGGCCTTTACGGCAACAATATTTAATGGACCATGGAATACTTGTATTGAATGTTTAGGAGACGTAACTCCAACCCCAACAGCGTCTAACACTTCAACACCAACACCTACACCAACTAATACTCAAACGCCAACAAACACGGCAACTAACACTCAAACGCCTACACCAACTAATACTCAAACGCCAACAAACACGGCAACTAACACTCAAACGCCAACAAACACGGCAACCACAACAAATACACCAACACCAAGTGTAACAAATACTCAAACTCAAACGCCAACAAACACGGCAACTAAAACACCAACACCAAGTATTACCGCGTCTCCAACAGGAACTGCGGGAGTAACACCAACACCAACTGGAACTCCAGCATCTACACCAACATCTACACCAACTCCAAGTGTAACTATTGGATTTGTTATTGAAGTAAACCAACAATATCAATACACTATTGGTATGTTAGGGTCATTTAGTGGAGGTACTGCACCATCTGGTTCTACAGTACCATATTCAGTTATGACAAGTGAAGATGGTGATGAGGTTATTGTCCAACTAAACGCAATATCTTTAGGAGGATTCCAAGGATTAAACAACTAAAGTAAAAATAAATAAATCGTAATATGGGAGATTTAAAACCAATTGGTAGTGAAAAATTAACTGGCCAAGATAAATTAAAAAGAATCATGGAAATTGCACGTTTTAACGAAGTAGTTCCATCGAATATAAATGAAACTGCCAAAACTGAATATTCTATCGGTCTTGCAGACGGCAACAAATATGAAATTGTTAAAGAAAGACAAGGATATATTATTAAAAAAACTATTTCCGAATCTGAAACTGAGTACATTGAGCCAATGAAAAATAGAAAATACTATTCTTCATATTCTCAAGCATTCAAAAGATTAAATTTAGTTGCTGGAGAATTAAACAGACTTAATGAAAATGAAGAAGGTATTTCTTTATTTGGAGAACAAAAAAAGTTTGTCTTAAAAACTCCTAAACCTAAGGCGGAACCAGCTCCAATGGCTGAAGTTCCTGCGGCACCACCAGCGGTACCTACACCAGCTTTACCACCATCACCTAATGCAGAAATGCCTGCGGTAGAAGATGAAATGGATTTAGACATGGGTATGGAAGACATGGGACCTGAAGGAGATGTTGAAGTTGATACGGAAATGGATGTTGAGGCACCTGAAATGGATGGAGAAGAAACAGTAACTTTTAGAACGATTCAAAAACTTACAGGAAAGTTAACCCAAAAAATCAGAACTTTAGATAACCAAGAAGGTATGACATCTGAAGATGTGAAGTATGTTATCAACATGGTGATATCTGCATTAGACCTTAAAATTTTATCTGAAGAAGACAAAGAAGACATCTTAGCAAAATTTGAAGAAGATGCTGAAGATTTAGGTGGTGATGATATGGATGGAGAGGATTTTACAGATGATACTGAAGTTGAAGACATCCAAGCGGATATGGATATTCCAGTTGAAAGTGAAATGGATGAAGAAGATTACGGAAACGGGGCAATTATTGACAGTATTTTTTCGGAATCACCAGTAGATAAAGTAATTTCAAAATATTTTGAATTAACTAAAAAAGAAATTCTTGAAAACAAAGAAAAGCATGCTAATAAAAAACTTGCGGTTGTTTCTGAAGTTAGAAAACAAATGAAATCCGTTATCAAACTTACTGAAACAGTTGAACAAGAATTAGCGGCTCAAAAATTTTTAGAAGAAAACATCTCAGCTAAAATTGTTGGAAAAACTAACAAGAAAAATTTGGTGTTTGAAAATAAAGGAAAAGAAGTAAAAATATCACCCGAAGGATTATTAGTATGAGTCAATTGATATACGTAAATGGTTTAGGACCCAATTATAAAGGGGACAATCTTTACGAGTTCATTTTCTCTAATAGTCTTGATGTGTGGGGAGATTCTTGGGAAAGTAAACCGTCAAACGGTTATCCTAGTCCTCCTGAAATACAATATATCAAAAAGGTAGGAGTTCTGAGGAATACTGATGTAAAATTGGAATTGATTCAGAACTCCGATTTTTTTTGTATGATAGATGCGATGGATGATGTTGTTGCATTAGCCTGGGAAACAGAAGAATTAGAAAATCAAAAAAGAATGGTTTTTAGATTCGGAATGTCAGAACAAGAAATAAAAGACAAACTCTACGAGAGAGATTTGATATTAGAATTCGAAAAGAAAGTAGTATATGAAAATTAATAAAAAAGCCCTTGAGTTAATTGAAAAGGGATTGTCATCAAAAACTGTTAGTAAGTTAACAGAATCACAAGTCGAAACTCTTCATACAAAATTGTTCATATCAGAACAAGTTACTGAAATACCCGCTAAAAAAACTTATAAAGTAGGACCTAAAGGTGGTAAAATAGGTAATGTTGTTGTTTCACAAGACCCTAACACAAAAGAAGTTATGGTTACTGCGGAAGAGGGTGAAATGAAAGAAACTGAAACAGATGATGTTACAGACAAAAACGCTTTAGGTGCAGACGCACTACAAAATCTTACAGGTCAAGAAGCCCCTCATGATGCTAATGATATGGCACCTGATGGAATGGATGATGATTCGGATGATAACAGAAATATGATGGGAATGTCTGAAGCAAAGAAAAACAAACCAAACCCATGGGCTATTTGTCATTCCCAAGTTGGACCAAAAAAATCTAGAAAATGGGAAAGATGTGTAAAAGAAGTAAAAAAACAGTTGGGAGAAGGAAAAAATCCTGTATCTTTGTTTATTGAATCTCAAATTATGAAAATAGTAGAAAAAAACTTACCCCCAAGAATCACCAAGGGTGATTTGATAAGACATTTGTCTGAACAAGGTCCTGCTACGGCACCAACAAAACCAGCAACAAAACCAACTACAAAACCAGGTACAAGACCAAGACCAAAACATCCTGGTCAAAATCCAAACCCTGGAGTAAACCCAGCACCTAAGGCAGGAAAGATTTCTCCTGAAGACGCTAAGGATAAAGTGATTGACGTAATTTTAAACCTATTGAAAAAATAAAATGGCAAAGATTAAAGAACAAATAAATTACGGGGACAGACCTGAAAGAATGGACCCAAGGTTAGAAAGAAAATTAGCTAGCCCTGAAAGTTTATACGCTCAGAATCCTGCCATGAAAAAAGGTGCACAGGATGTACAAAGATTAGTTAGTTCAAGATTTGGAAAAGTTGCGGACAAATTAAAACAAGTTACAGGTATAGAAGATATTAGTTCTCAACAAGTTCAAGGTATGGTTTACCAAGAAATGATGAGAAAACTTCCTGCAATTATGAGAATTGAGGCGGCACATAGAGAAGAGTTGGAAGATTTAGCAAAGGAGGCTTCATTAGAAGAAACTGAGGTTCCTGAGGATTGGTTTGAAATTGAGGCTAGATTGAATAGAGATGGTATCGATACTTCTGACTTTAGATATCAAGAAGAAAAACCTGAGAAAAAAGAAAAACCTGAGATGCCAGAAATTCCATCGTTCGATGTTGAAGATTTGACCGACGAGGAAATTTTAGAATTAGAAAAACATAAGAGAAATATCATCAACGCAATTGTTCAAGGAGCTGCAAAGAAAGGACATTATATTTTTCAAAAACCTGATGTCAAAGCAAGATTAGATGCAATCAACCCTTCTTTGTACAGAGATTATTTGGGTATTATGGCAATCAACGATTTCATGTATTTTAGTATGGAACAAATGATTGAAATGATGAGTCAAAGTGGTCAAGGTGTTGCTGGAAAAGTTAAACTTAAAGACAATGATGATGAAGAAGAAAGTGGCGATGATGAGGGAGGAGAATCTTCAAACACTAAAATTATTGCCGACGGTATGATTTTTCCTATCCTATGTCATGAAATTATTAAAGGTATTGAAGAAGCAAAAGGTAGATATGGATTACCTCAAGACCCTGAAATGGCTCAAAGAGTTATGGGTCAAACAGACCTCCTGTCAAACGAACCTATGCAACTTAGAATAGGTCCTGAGATTGTTGAAAAAATCAGGTTTGCATTACCTGATGAAATGTATTCAGAATCAAACAAGGGCCTGATAAACTGGTTTCACACTGTATTATACCAGATACCAGCCGAAGAGTTTTTAGAATTAATCGGACTTGCAATTTCAGAGGATGAATCAAAAGTTAGAAAAGCAACTTCAAAATTCAAAGAAATTATGAGAGAAGCTCAACAACTTAAAACCGAGTACGACGACTACAAACAAAGTAATGACGATGAAGAAATGAGTGATTTCTTAGGTAGTTTAGGACCTGGTGATTCAGACGATGATGACGAGGACGATGGACTTGATGATTTCTTTAGCGGTTTAGGTATATCGAGACCTAAATAACTAAATGTGTGACTAAAGAACAATTAATTATAGAATATACGAAGTGTATGAGGAGTACTCCTTACGCACTTCGTACTTATTTACAAACATACGACAACACAGTCTCTAAGTATGTTCCATTGGATTTATTTCCAGACCAAGTTTCCCTATTAGAAGATTACGAAAACTACAACGAAAACATCGCCTTGAAGTATCGTCAGGCAGGTGTATCTACAGTTACAGCCGCTTGGGCGTCAAAAAAACTTGCATTTGCAAGAAAAGAAAAACCTGAAAAAATTCTAATCATTGCCAACAAGTTGGATACCTCCATGGAGATGGCAAATAAGGTTAGAAGTTTTACAGAACAATGGCCTGCTTGGGTTGGTATTGGATTCTCTGTGGAAAAAAATTCACAAAGACACTTTAAACTTAACAACGGATGTGAAGTTAAGGCGGTTGCAACTTCAAAAGATGCTTTGAGGGGATATACCCCAACCATTCTTATTTTTGATGAGGCGGCGTTTATCGAGGCTGACGGAGATTTCTGGTCAGCGTGTATGGCCTCACTATCAACGGGAGGTAAAGTTATTGTTGTATCTACACCAAACGGTTACGACCCAATCTATTATGAAATTTATGACCAAGCCTTAAGAGGTATGAATGATTTCAAAATATCTGAAATGTTTTGGTATCGAGACCCTCGTTATACAAAAGACCTATACATGGTAAAAACAAATGACTTAGTTCATTACCTTTTAAATAGAGAGGATTACCCTGTAGACGTACTGATTGACTTGTCTATGGATAATCCATATGAAAGAGACCATTCAATAGTTAAGGATTATGTGGAACAGGGATACAAACCATGTTCTTCGTGGTTTGAGGGGATGGTTAAAAAATTAAAATACGATAGACGTAAGGTTGCTCAGGAATTGGAATGTAATTTTCTGGGTTCAGGGGATAACGTATTTGATTCTGAGTTAATGCAGAATATTGCCAAAAATCAACTAAGAACCCCTCAAGCAAAATTGATGGGTAACGCTCTATGGATTTTCAAAGAGCCTGTAAACGGACACAAATATGTAATGGGTGTTGACGTTTCGAGAGGAGATTCAGAAGATTTTTCATCCATACAAATTATTGATTTTGATGAGAGGGAACAAGTTTTTGAATACGTTGGAAAAATACCACCAGACGTTTTGGCGGAAATTGCTTATAAATGGGGTTCTATGTATAATGCGTATTGCGTTATAGACATTACAGGTGGTATGGGAGTTTCTACTGCAAGAAAAATGCAGGAACTACAATATCAAGGTGGTTTCTATGTTGACGGTGTAGATACCACAAACAAATGGAAGTACGACCCAAAAATGAATGAGAAAATTCCTGGTATAAATTTTAACTCAAAAAGAGTTCAAATTATTGCCGCGTTTGAAGAAGCTGTCAGACACGGGTTCAAAATATACTCACACAGAACCTATAATGAGATGAATACGTTTATTTACGTTAACGGAAGACCTGACCATCAAAAAGGACAACACGATGATTGTATCATGGGAATGTCTATGGCAATTTACGTTGCTGAGAAATCTTTCCAATCGTTAACAAAGGTTGTTAATCACACAAAGGCAATGTTGAATTCATGGTCTACTGTTATGAGTGAAAATAAAAACACGTCAGAATTTTTTAATCCGATGGTTCCCCAAATGGGAAGAGACCCCCACCTTACGAATAACGGGGCGTCCAAAGCCGATTACCAAAAATATGGGTGGTTATTTGGTGCCAAATAACTATTTATATTATCAAGGTAATAAGTAAACTTATAATATGGCAGAACAGAATATGACGGTTTGGCAACGACTGTCACAAACATTTGGACCGAACTCACTTTTACAACAGGATTATCCAACATTCAAGTTTGATAAAAAGGAACTTCTACGCACAAAAAGTAGAGAAGAATACGAGAAAGAAAAACTTCAGGCACAACAAACTTATTATCTTACTAATCAGTGGACAAAGGTAGAAAACAACCTTTATTCACAAGCAATTTATTATGAACCAACAAGATTATCGGCTCAGTATGATTATGAATCAATGGAGTATACTCCTGAGATTTCTGCCGCATTAGATATCTACGCTGAGGAATCAACAACCACTAATGAAGATGGATTCATCTTACAGATATATTCAGAATCAAAAAGAATTAAAGGTGTGTTGGCCGACTTATTTAACAACGCCTTAGACATCAACACTAACTTACCAATGTGGACTAGAAACACTTGTAAGTACGGTGATAACTTTGTTTATTTAAAATTAGACCCTGAAAAAGGAATTGTTGGAGTACAACAATTACCTACAATTGAAATTGAAAGACATGAGGTAGGTGCAAGTGGTAAAATTGCAACGGACGTAAAACAAGAAGTTGATAAGGATAGAAAGGCTCTACATTTCACTTGGAAGAACAAAAACATGGAATTCCAATCATGGGAAATTGCTCACTTTAGATTATTGGGTGATGATAGAAAACTTCCTTATGGTACTTCTATGTTGGAAAAAGCAAGAAGAATTTGGAAACAACTTTTATTATCGGAAGACGCGATGTTGATTTATCGTACATCAAGAGCACCTGAAAGAAGAATGTTCAAGGTATTTGTTGGAAATATGAATGACGATGATGTTGAAGCATATGTACAACGTGTTGCCAACAAATTTAAAAGAGAGCAAATTGTAGATAGTAAGACAGGTAATGTAGATATGAGATTCAACCAAATGGCGGTTGACCAAGATTACTTCATACCTGTACGTGACCCAGCAGCACCAGACCCAATTACAACATTACCTGGTGCAACTAACCTATCTGAAATTGCAGATATTGAATATATCCAAAAGAAACTATTAACTGCTCTTCGTGTACCTAAGGCATTCTTAGGATTTGAGGAAGTTGTTGGTGATGGTAAAAACTTGGCACTACAAGACATTAGATTTGCTCGTACAATCAACAGAATCCAAAAGAGCATGTTGGCCGAGCTAAACAAAATTGCAATTGTTCACTTATTCTTATTAGGGTTTGAAGATGAATTGTCAAACTTTACAATAGGATTAACAAACCCATCAACTCAGGCGGATTTATTAAAAATTGACGTTTGGAAAGAAAAGGTATTGTTGTATAAAGATTTGGTTGCTGACCCAGGAAACGGTATTCAAGCGACTTCATCTACATGGGCTAAAAAACACATATTTGGTTGGTCTGATGAAGAAGTTCGTCTTGACTTACAACAACAAAGAATTGAAAGAGCGGTTGGGGAAGAACTTAAAGCAACACCTACGGTTATTACCAAGACAGGTTTATTTGATAATATTGATAAACTTTATGGAAGCGCGACAGGCACAACACCAAGTGCAGGAGCGGCAACAACTCCTGATGGAGGTGAAGAATTGGCACCGCCACCATCATTTGGCGGAGGTGATATGGCGGGTGGAGAACCTCCATTACCTGAAGCACCACCAGCTGAAGCGCCACCAGCAGGAGGAGAAGTAACACCAGAATCAAAAATGAAAGACCTTAATATTTTGGTTGAAAATAATCTAATTGAGGGGGCGGAAATGATAAATTTAGGTCACGGACAAGATTCTTTAGGAGAAATTTCAAAAGAATTGGATAAGTTATTAAATTCATAATATTTATTTGAAAAAGAACAAAATGACCTTTGGAGCCGTAAAATCCCTTATTGAAAAAAATCTTTTGGAGTCCTACAAAAATGAAAAGGAATTCAAGAAGACATTGAGAGAATTCAAACACAATGTTTTGAGTAATAAATCTATGTCTAAGGTGTATACTATATACGACCAGTTGAGTACTCCACAAGGTTTAAGTGAACAGGACGCTAAATATTTTATTGAAGAGGGAATCAATATTTTAAACAAAGTGTTACCAACAGTAAAACTTCCGTCAAACGTTTCTGAAAAAACTGAAAATAATTATTCGGATATTGATACTTTAGTTTATAGCCAAAGAATTAATTTAGTTGAAAGGGTTAATGCTAAAAAGAACCTAATTAAAATTCTAACATCTAATAAAGAATCAATTAAGGAAAGTGTGAATATTCCAATAAGTTCTATGGTTACGGTTGCAAACCAAACCATTAGAAATTATATAGAAACATTAGATGAAAACTCTAAAAAAGAATTTTTTCAATTAGTGTCTGAAGATACAAAAGTTTTAGAAACTAAATTTGAAACTATTCGTGAAAGTGCAATTTCTAAATTAAATAATATTTTAGAAAAAGAAGAAGCTGAAGAAATGAAAACAAGAATTTCTGAAACTATAGACAAAGTTAAACTCGAGAAGTTTGACCAACTTAACTTTTTAAAATTAAAGAATTTAGAAGAATCAATTTAATTCTGAATTTTTGCGTTGTATGTATTTTGCCTTTAAAATCTGTGCTCTTCTAAGTACAGATTTTTTTGTATACTCTTTTTTTTCAAACAACTTTTGAGTTTGTTTTGTTTTGATTACTTTTGATTTTAGGGTCTTAAGAGCTCTCTCAAGATTCTCCCCTTGGTTGATTTTTATTATTAACATATTCTAGAAATATCTCCGATTTAAAAAAAATTTTGACAATTAGGTATATATGTCGTATTTTTTGATTAACAAAATAAACGTATATAATATGAACATTAATGAAAAAAGGAAAAAGTGTAAAGCTTAACCTATTCAATCCCATTAAGTCTGTGTATGGAACTGTTGATTCTAAAAATTTAAAATCGGTATACATTAACATTCAATCGTGGGTAACACCAAAAGATGACTACGATAATTGGAACAGGGTTGTTTCAAACTTAGGAAGAGAAATAAAACATTCTGTTTTCGAATCCATAAACCCCAAACTATTTAAAGAAAAAAGTATTGTTGATTTAGACCTAAGGACAAGTGGAATATCAAAAGGAAAAAAATCTTTTTTTAATTTAGAAATTAACTTATATACCTTATGTGAAATGGATTTTAAATGTAATGAAATTAAAGATTCAGTAAAAACTATAGTAAAATCGGTATACAAAAATAACGTAATACAAAACAAATACTTTGAATTTTCAAACTCAAAAAAAGAAGTTACTCAATAAACTATTCAAAACGGTATATTTATCTTAAAAGATTAGATGAAAAATTTAAGAATTTTAGAGGCCAGCGAGATTGGTCATGGTATATTGATTGAAATGGATGCTGGATTTGTTTCCCCAACCGATGTTCGTAACATTGAAGTATTAAAAGAAGCAACAAATCTTGATTATAGAAATCCTTTCGAATTTTACGCGGTACTTCAGAAATACGATACACCAAATAGAAACGGTAGAACTTATCCTGAAAGAATATTAAAAAGAGAAGCCGAAAGATATAAACAATCCATTGCTAAAGGATTATCAACTTCAGAATTAAATCACCCTGAATCATCACTTATTGACTTAGATAGAGTGTCTCACATTATCACAGATATTTGGTGGGACAAAAA